CTGGGTACCAGCTCCGCGCGGAGCCGGTTATTCCACTGCCGGATATCGGGGACAACGCCGACCGCGACAGATCCTACGAAGATGTCTGTAGCCATTAGCGCTTATCACCCCGCCCCGTCAGCCGGTTCAGCATCTCCTGAGCCTCCGCGTCGGCCAGGCCCCGCAGTCTCGGGTCAATCCGCCGTGCCGCCTCCAGGCTGATCGGGCGCAGCCGGCTGCCCTTGCTCACGCCCGGCCGGGGAAGGGGCTCGGGACGCGGCAGCTTGCTCTCCGTGTGGCTCTGGGCATACATCCACGCGAGCTGGCGCACCTCATCGACCATGATGGCCATCAGTGACTCCAGACTGCTCCAGGGTGCCTTCGCCGGATCACCAGCCCCTCTGCGCCGGGCCAGCTCATCTTCCGGCAGGGAATTCCGGATGGCGGTATTCAGCGCGCCCTCTGGCGGAAGGTACTCCGTCAGCGCCAGCAGCTTCCTCCACGACAGGCCGCTTCCGGGCCGGAAAAACTGAACCAGGTCCAGCCCGTAGTACCTGTGCAGATCGGCTTCTAGCGCTTCCGGGTACGTCTCCGTGACCCAGAGAGCTTTGCTGATTTTCCCGCGTTCATCCGGGCACCCCTGGCGCACTGAGCGAATACTGCCTCAATCTGGAAGTTGCGCAGATCCGCGTCAAGCCACGCCTGGAATTCCTTGTCATCATCGATGACCGCCCGAGCCCACGTCTCCCAGTCGCCCATCGTCGCCGCGCGCATCGCGGACGAAGCCCAGTCGCTGGAATGCGTGATGCGGATGACGGTGCCGTCGATCCGGACAGTGGTCGGCTCGCCCACCGATTCGCGGCGGAGCGCATCCCCGATCAGGTCCAGGTCTACGTCTACCTCTTCCTCTTCGGGGTCATCCTCATACGGCTGCTCATCAGCCGCCCGGATCTCGGTCATGAGAAGTACGCCGAGACGTCCATGCCGTAATCGATGTAGCGCTTGGCCACGCCGGTCACGGAGTCGGTGCCATCATCGATGGTGCCGGGGTAGAAGGTGAACGTCAGGTCCAGCGCCTCCACGTCGGCCTGCTGCACCTGGTCATTGCCGCGCGCCGTGACCTTCGCGAATGGCGCGTACAGCCGCATGGACTTGTCGCCATCGACGGAATCGAAGATGAGCGAATAGCGGTTGTCGGCCGGCGGGTCGGGAATCACGTAGCTGGCCACGTACGGCGGTGTGGTGCCGGCTGGCTTCAGCGGCGAGCTGGCCACGGGGAAGATCGGCACGTCATCGTAGAGCGAGCGGACGTGCGGATTCATCGCTTCCAGGAAATTGCACTGGACGGTCTTGGACCCGCCCGTGAGAATGGAGCGGATCGGGGTCAGCGTGCCCGCTGCCGGGATGTCCTTGATCGTTTCGTCCAGCTTGAAAATATAGCCGGACGTGTCTACCCAGCCGAGGCAGACATAATCGCCGGTGGCGATCGTGGTCACGTCCTCGAAATCGGTGGGAGCGCCGAGGTTGGGCGTGCCCGCCCAGACAATGACGTCGCCGGCCGCATAGAGCAGCTGGTTGTCCTTTTCCGGTGCTGGAGTTGTCACCTTGTTTCTCCTAAGCGTGGATGAGCACTTCGTACGTGGCGCTGTATCGCACCACGTCCACATTCGCCTCCGGTAGCTGCCGAGCCCCGGAGATCACGCTCGCGTGCTGTATCACCCCTTTCAGTACCTTCTGGCTGGCCAGTGAGATCATGACCGCCTCGATATCCCGCGCGGCCTGGGAAGTGGCCGCGTGCTGGCTGGCCGGGCCGAAGACATCGATATCGATGATCGGCCGGTCCAGGTAAATGTCCCGGCTCGCGCCGGAGATGCGCCGGATCCGCGCGGTGATCTGGGCCAGATCACCTGCGGGCACCGAAGTTACGAACCTGAAATTACCGAAGCACTGCCCGAGCACGTACAGCACCGCCGACTCCGCGTCAGGGAAGCTGTCCACCACCACGGCCGGCGTGGTCATGGCAGCCGCCCGAACGCCGCGCGGCGCAGCACCCGGTAGGGCTCGGCCCCGTAGCCCGCGAATTCCACGTACAGCGCCTCCGGGGCATCGTTATAAACGACCGCCTCAGCCCGGTCATTCGTGGCCCCGCCCCGCGCATGGGACCGGACGTGGAAGCTGGCCTTGTACCGGCCGGGGTGCTCATCGGAATCGCTGACCGGGGCCAGCGCCTCCGCCCGGGCCTTGATCCGGTCAGCGACCTGGCGCATGGCCGCCTCCATCTCGGGGGAGCGGAGCATCCGGCCCACGCCCTCATGATCGGGGCTGTAGCTCGCTGTCATGCGCTCACCCCGCTGACCCGCGACGCGCTGACCTGAACCGGCGCGCTGCGCCCGGAGAACGGCGATGTCCAGGTGCCGGGCACGCCCTGCACCTCGTACTTCTGGCCGCCGATGACCAGCGCGTCCAGGTAGCTGACATCCGTGCCGTAGGGCAGGAAGACCGTCACGCCGGAGTCCACCTGGTCAGTGAACTGGATATTCTCCGTGCTCGCGGCGGGCTGCACCACGCACCCGGACACGGGCTCGCTGACGTTCGTATATTCGTCATTGCCGTACTCATCGCGCCCGGAGAGGACGCGCTTCAGCAGCGTGACCGTCTGCCCGTACGGGAATGTCATCGCTGCCTCCCTGCCCTCTAGTACCTCGAAATGGAAATGGTGCCGGCTACCATCCGGTAATCGGCCAGCGTGGTCTTCATGCCGGCGTCGGTCAGGGCCGCGCTGAGCCCCGCGCCCGACGTCCGGCGCATCGAATAGCTGTAGGCCCCGATGGACTCGCTGGCCAGTGTCGCGGACATCGTAGGCGTGGCCAGCTCGGAAATGATCGCGGTGCAGAGCACGGCGATCACGTCATCGGGCACTGCCTTGTACCCGTGCGTATCGGTGATCTTGAATGTCGTGGCAAACCAGTAGGTCTGGTCATACCACAGCTCGGGCAGGTTGATGATCCCCGCGTAAGCAGGAGCCGGGATGGTGATCTGGTCGATCCCGTCGAATATGTACCAGGAAACCGGGATATCCGGGATCCCCGGAATGCCCGAGAGCGCCACTACCTCCGCTATCGATTCAATCGGCCGGTGCGGGATCTTGATAACGCCCTTGTCTGACTTGATTGTAATTACATCATTGTCATACCAGGCGAAGTCCTCACGGCAATAGCGCCGGATGATCGCGCTGCCATCCCGCAGCAGCGCGTCCACCCGGGCCATCTCGACCTGATTGAGGTTGCGGCCGAGCCGGGCCACGATATCTTCCGGCATGGCCAGCGGGGGCAGTGACGCCACGGCTAGCTCCTACTCGCGCTCGCGGCTGCTGCTGCCGCCAGAGCCGCCCGAGCTGCCGCCCGAGCGCCGCTGGCCGGAGCTGCCGCCCTGGCTCTCCTGACGCCGCGTGCGGGCCGCCTGGGTGCCTTCCCTGGCTTCGGCGGCGACAGCTTCGGCCGCCGCGTTCTGAGCCTGACGCGACTCCAGTTCGTCCAGGTCGCCTTCCGTCTCCAGCTCGGCGGGCTCGCCGGCGAAGGACCCGACGTACGGGTACGGGGGAGCCTGGATCACGTTGATCGCGCCCGTGGTAGGCGGCGTCGCGCCGACCGGCAGGATCGCGCCGAACGGCCAGCGGGCCGTGATGGCACTGCCCGGCTTCATGATCGTGACCGGGTTGACCGTCGCGTACGCGAGCCGCATGGTCATCCGCATCGCCACGGAGTCCTGCTGCATCAGGTTCAGGATGACCTTGCCAGTGTCATCGGAAATGACACCTTCCGTGAACATCTTGAAAGAAATGTCGCGCCGGATCCCGATGATCGACTTGTTGAAGTCGCCGGCCAGCAGGACCGCGCCGGTCAGGCCGCCCTGCCAGGAGCCGTTCTCGATCTCGGCCAGCTGGTAGCCGTACAGGTTGCCGCCCGGCTGGCCATTCTGCATGTCGGGCTCGTAGATCGGGATGCCCTGGCTGGACCGCAGGCCGACCAGATTCCAGCTGATCCCCGGGTGCGCGGCGAAGCCGTTGACCGAGTAGCCGGTCTGGGCCATCATCGCGCCCAGGTTGGCCACGTCCTGGCCCAGGTCCACGCCCGTGCCCTGGACGATCACCTGGCCGGACTTGCCCGCCCCGACGAATACCGCCTCGCCCCAGGTGGTCGGCTTGCCGACGCCCCAGAGCACGGCCAGGTCAATCAGCTGGCCGACCGCCTCCACGATGCGCGGCTGGACCTGAGCCCAGAGCGGCACGTCGGCGTCGTCCAGGTATGCCTCCGGGATCGGCACGATGACGGCCAGTTCCTCGACCACCATCACGACATTCTTCCACTGCTGCATGGAAGTCTGCTTCATGCCAGTGTCGCCACCGACCCAGTAGGCGACGGGCAGCACGTCCAGGACCGGCATACGCTGGGTCTTGGAGGACAGGGTGGTCCGCTGCATCAGGCGGAGCGCGGCGCTCGCCTTGGGAGCTTCCTCGATGATGGATGTGGCCAGCGGCTCGGGCACCAGCGGGTCAGAGCCCGCCGTGTTCCGGCCGATATGCGTATTGTAGACGACCATGACGGAACAGCCTTTCCGCGCGCCGCGCGGAGCGTACGCGCCTAACGATCAGAAACGAGAGCCCGGAACCAGTCTTCCGGGTTATTAGGCGTTCCGCCTGCTGGTGCTGACCCGGGCCGCAAAGACTCCACGGGCCGTGCTCCCATCATCGGCATTCCGTTCCGGCCTGCCGCCTGCTGGTAATTCTCAGTGACAATCTCCTGAGCCCTCTTCTCGATGGCATCGGAGAATATCCTGGCCCGGTCATTGATCTCATCGGCGGTACCGCCGCCGAGATGATCGATCAATTCAACCGGGAGGTTATTCGCGGCGGCAGCCATAATCCGGCTGTGATTCACCAGCGCATCATCGCGTTCCGCTTCCGCGCGCTGCTGAGCCTCTACCGCCTTCTGCAATTCGGTCTTATTCGCGTCTTCTATCTCCTGAAGGCGCTGGGCCGCTGCCGCATTCTCCCGGGCGCGCGTCTCGTTCTTGCGCGCCATCTGCTTCCAGTGGTCAAGCTGCTTGGACAGCTCTTCCGCGTCCGCTGGCTGCTGGCCGTTCGCTTCGCTACCTGAAGCCCCGCTCGCCGCCGCGCCTTCCGCGCTGGCTGCCGGGTCGGCGGCCGGCTCGCCCGTTCCGGGCGCTCCGCCTGCTTCTGGCGCTGACTCGCTCATAGCTCTCCCGCCTTTGCGGGCCAATATAGGCCCTGCCTGCCTGGTTGCGCTAGTGCTTGCTCTCGCCCGGGGCATGGCCGGGCCAGGCTCCGGTTGCCCGGTGGTGAAGGTTCGCGCACAGCCCTTTCAGCACGGCCGGGCTCACGTACTTGCCCAGCTCAGTCTCACACCGGGCGAAATCGCCATCTACGCCCCAGTCGATCTTGGCCGCGCCCTTGCCGTGTGACCAGTATTCCATCAGCCGCTCGGTCGATACCGGCGCTCGCGCGGTGCCTGCTACTGCCATCTCGCCCTCACTGCCTCATCACACTGCCTCTACCCAGAGCGGGCCGTACGCCGCCGTCCGGCGCTTGTCGTTCACATCGACCGCATCGACGTGCCACCAGTCCGACCGGGGGACCTGGGTGTCAGCCTCCGGCACGGTGAAGACCGCCATCGTCTGGCCCGGGTTGTCCGGGTCAGGCTCCAGCGCGGCCGAGTAGACCAGCACGCCCGGGTCATCATCGGGCGTCATGCGGTCAGGCTTGGAGTACAGCTCGGCCATGATCCCGGTCCCGTCCGCGATGTCCGGGAAACGGGCCGTGACCAGGACGTCATTGCGCTGCGGGAAGACCAGCACCTGGATATCCATTACGGCTCCCCTCCGGACACTTCCGCCCCGAGCTGGCTTGCGGTCACCGATCCGGCCGCCGCGTCGGTAGCTGCCGTCGCGCCTGCTGGCGCGTCGGTGAGCACCCCGGCTGCGGCCACGCTCACGGTCATGGTAACGCCGGGCGGCGGATTGACGAAGACCAGCGCGGTCAGCTGGTCAGGCAGGATGGCCGCCTGGAAGGGCGGCAGCAGCGCGCCATCCCCGCCCGAGACGGTGACGGCCAGGCCAGACAGCTCCAGCACGGTGCCCAGCGAGCCGGACGCGGCCGACCGGGTGACCGACGTCCCGGCCGCCGCCAGCTCCAGCCCGAGCGCGCCGGAGGCCAGCGAGATCGTGACCGAGCTGCCGGACAGCACGCCCGTGGCCGTGAGCGTGCCGGAGGCGGCCGAGGCGGTGACGGCGAGCCCGGCCGCCATCCCGGCCTGGGTGATCGCGCCGGAGGCGGCCGAGGCCGTGGCCGAGGTGCCGGAGACGGGGCTGATCCGGAAGACGGCCACCGCGCCGGACGCGGCCGAGCTAGTGGCCGAGCTGCCGGACAGGGCCGCCGCGCCGCCGAGCGAGCCGTCAGCCCGCGAGGCTGTAGCCGAGCTGCCCGAGACGACCGCCGCCAGGACAAGCGAGCCAGACGCGGTGCTGGCGGCGGTCGCCGTGCCGGCTAGCGCGGCGCTGAGTGAGAGCGCGCCGCTGGCCGAGCTGGCGGCCGAGCTGGTACCGCTGAGAACCGCCTTCAGCGTCACCGTACCGGACGCGGCGGAGGCTGTCACCGACTGGCCGGTAACGATCAGGGTCTGGGCACCCCCGGTGATCGCGATGTTACCGGAGGCTGAGCTGGTCGCGGCGGCCAGCGCGGCGAT